TGGTCAAGGATCTAGTGTAATTGATTTTGAACTCAAAAATAACGGATATGGTTATGGTAATGGAGATATTTTAACTGTTCCTATTGGAGGATTGACAGGAATTCCAACAACATCATCTTTCAGTGAATTTACTTTAACTGTTGACAAAACTATTTTTGATAAATTCTCTGGATGGTCTCTTGGAACTCTCCAAGTTCTTGATGATGTTGGGAGATTTATCGATGGTGTAAGAAAAGATTTCCCACTTTCTCTTGCAGGCGGCACAGTTTCTATTGTTGCTGCAAAAGGATCGAATATCAACGTTCAGGACGTGCTTCTTATTTTTGTTAATAATACACTTCAAGTTCCAGGAGAAGGATACACGTTTGCTGGCGGAAGCACATTAAACTTTACAGAGGCACCTAAACTTGGAGATATCATCGAAATTGTGTTCTATAAAGGAAGTGGTGACACAGACGTTATTTTCAGAAACATTATCGAAACTGTGAAAAAAGGTGACTCTTTACAAATTAAAAATGATTCTTCCAGAAATCAAGCATCTTCACTTATTGAAGATGAAAGAATTGTTGATAATATTAAATCTACAAGCACTGTTTCCACAAATCCATACTTTGGACCAGGAAATACGAATGATATCACTTTAGATAGACCCGTTGTTTGGTGCAAACAAACTGAAGATGTCTTTGTCGATGAAATTGCTATTGGTAAAGATCGTGAACTTTATGAACCAGTCATTAACCCTAGTGCTTATATTATTAAGTCTGTTGGTGTTGGATCAACTGCAATTTACGTGGACAACCTGAGACCCATGTTTAATCCACAAAATGAAAATGATACTGATCTTTCTTTCCAGAAGAAAGTTAAATTTGTTACTCAGGAATCTAAGACAGCAGCTGCAGCAACTGCAATTGTTTCTGGACTTGGAACTATTTCTTCGATATCAATTTCTGATGGTGGTTCTGGATATGCGTCTGCACCAGTCGTAACGATTGGAAGCACTGTTCAGGCAGTTGGTGTTGGAACCACTGCTCTTGCAACAGCATCTATTGCCGCTGGAGTGGTAACAAGCATTACTCTTTCTAATGCTGGAACTGCTTATACAAATGTAAGTCCTCCACCAGTTCTCATCGCACCTCCAACATATTCTGAAGAAGAAATTACTGTTGATTCTTATCAAGGTGATAATGGCATCATCGTTGGATTTGGAACTACGGCTGTTGGAGTTGGAACTACTCAGTTAGTTCTTGACCTACATATTCCATATGACTCTTTCCTCAGAGACTCTGCTATTGCAGGAACTGCTATTACAGTGAGTTCTCTTACGACAAATGACTACTTTATTGTGAGAAACTCAAATGGTGGTGTTGGATCTACCTCAGTCACTTCTCTGGATACATCTGGAAATACTGTTGGTGTTGGAACATCTTTCATAGATAATGTTTACTACGTTTCGAGTGCGGAATTTATCTCTACTAGTGTGTCTGGAATAGATACCACAGTTAAGAGAGTCTTTGTCAAAGTTGATGACTATGCAAGTGGATACTCTGGTATTAACACATCAGACTTCTTTGGATCATTTAGTTGGGGAAGAATTGATGTTACCGGAAGAACGGAAACAAACTCTTACTCCGCATATACTGAATCTGGAATCGGTGCAACTGACGGAACTGGCATTTCAACATCAACCATGGTTGTCAGATCCAACTTCTTGAAATTCAAAAACTATATCGTCTAATCACTAATAAATAAAGAAAAACTCTGTCAAAATGGCCGCAATAATTACGGATCAGATTAGAATATTGAATGCAAAGAATTTTATTGCAGGGGTGAATAATTCATCTAATGCATATTATTCTTTTGTTGGTTTGCCAAACCCAGCAGATTATCAATCTACTTGGGATTCTGATCCCCCTTCACCAAAGGATAATTATTCTGAAGAGAACGATTATTGGGACACCATGATCGCCCTGAAGAAAATCAATTCTGCAGATGCAAAGCAGGTTGTTCCTAAGAGAACTTGGTCCTCTGGAACGACTTATGATATGTATCGTCATGATTATAGCAGATCAAATACTGCCATAGTTTCTGGATCTACATCACTGTATCTTGCAAATTATTTTGTATTAAATAGCGATTTCAGAGTTTATATTTGTTTGCAAAATGGTATTGATCCTGATAACCCAACAGGAAGACCATCTTTGGATGAACCAACTTTTACTGATCTAGAGCCTAAAGCGGCTGGTACTAGTGGTGATGGTTATATCTGGAAGTACCTTTACACTATCTCTCCAAGCGATGTAACAAAGTTTGAATCGACAGATTACATGCCAGTTCCTGCTGACTGGACAACTGCATCTGATAATGCTGCAGTTAGAGATAATGCAGTTGATGGATCTATTAAGATCGTTACTATTACCAATAAAGGCGTTGGTCTTGGCACCGCAAACTCTACTTATACCTCTGTTCCAATCAAAGGAGATGGTACTGGAGCAGAATGTACCGTAGTAATTGATGCAGATTCTCAAGTTAGTTCCATAACTGTTTCTGCCCAAGGTTCAGGTTATACTTATGGAAATATTGATTTAGTTGCTGGTGGAGTCCCAACAGGAACCACTAGACCAGCATTTGATGTAATCATTCCACCACAGGGTGGTCATGGTTCTGACATCTATAGAGAGTTGGGTGCATATAATGTTCTCCTTTATTCGAGAATTGAAAATGATAATGAAAACCCAGACTTCATTACGGGTAACCAAATTGCCAGAGTCGGTGTTATAGAAAATCCACAACAGTTTGGATCTACAACTTTTCTTTCAGCAGATAAAGCAAGTGCTCTTGGAGCATTAAAATTAGTTGGGACAGGATATAGTACAGCAACATTTACTGCTGATGCATATTTCATTCAAACAGTTTCCACAGGAACAACTGCTGTAGGAAGAGTTATTAACTATGATCAGAATACTGGAGTATTGAAATTCTGGCAAGACAGATCTCTTGCTGGATTTAACACCGTTGGAACTGCACAAACTCAACCAACATATGGGTTTGATTTGACAGAGTTTACATCATCTCCTGGGACTGGTGGAGCACTGACTATCGTACCATCAACTGGACAAGATTTGACTATTGATAGTGACTTTACGGGTATATCTACAGTAATAAATAATCGTACATACTATCTTGGTCAAACTTTTACGAGTGGTATTTCTAATCCTGAGGTCAAAGCGCATTCGGGAAACATCATTTACGTTGACAACCGACCAGCCATAACTCGATCAGCGAGTCAAAAGGAAGACATAAAAGTTATTTTGCAGTTCTAAAGAATTATGCCCCAACAAACGAACCTCAACGTAGCTCCATACTTTGATGATTTTGATGCAGCTAATGATTACCATAAGGTATTATTTAAACCAGGATATCCTGTTCAGGCAAGAGAGTTAACAACTCTGCAGTCTATACTGCAAAATCAGATTGAAAAGTTTGGGCAGCACTTTTTTAAAGAAGGTGCAAAAGTAATACCAGGAAATATTGGGTATAGTCAATTATATTACTGTGTACAGTTAGAAAATACATATCAGGGTGTTCCAGTATCGGCGTATGCTGATCAGTTGGTTGGAACAAAAATTACTGGGCAGACTTCTGGGGTAACTGCTTTTGTTGATAATGTTCTGTTGCCTGAGGACTCTGAAAGAGGTAATTTAACACTTTATATTAATTATCTTACATCAAGCACGGGAAATAATTCTACACAAACTTTTTTTGATGGAGAATTGCTGACATGTAATGAAGTAGTAACTTCTGGATTACTTGGAAATACTACAATTGCTGCAGGATCACCTCTTGCATCTACTTTAACTAATGCTGCGACTGCGACTGGATCCTCTTTCCAAATTGAAAATGGTGTTTATTTTATTCGTGGAAATTTTATAAACGTTGATAGAGAAAATCTCCTTCTTGATCAATATGGAACAACTCCAAGTTATAGAATTGGTCTGTTTATTAATGAAGAGATTGTTAATGCAGATTTAGACGAAACTCTTAATGATAACTCTCAGGGATTTAACAACTATGCAGCACCTGGTGCTGATAGACTTAGAATTTCTACAAGTCTTTTCAAGAAACCTCTTGATGATTTTAACGATGATAACTTTATTTTACTCGCTACAGTAATCAACGGAGTTCTTCAATCTCAGCAGAAGAAGAAAAAGAACTATGGTGGAGTATTTTACGATGATTTAACTGATGTTCTTGCAAGAAGAACTTTTGATGAGTCTGGACATTATTTTGTAAAAGCATTTAATATTAGTGCAGTCAACTCTTTAAATAACGGACTTGGGAATGATGGTATTTTTGAAACAGGACAGTTTACTCCTAGTGGAACAACTCCAACAGATGATTTAGCTCTTTATAAGATTGGTCCTGGAAAAGCATATGTAAAGGGATATGAGATTGAAACTTTAAGTGCAAAGTATCTCGATGTAGATAAACCAAGAACAACCAAAACTATTGAAAATCAAAATATTGCATATAATACTGGCCCAACATTAAAGATAAACAGAGTATTCAGATCACCAACAGTCGGATTTGGAACTTATGTTGTAAGTCTTAGAGATCAAAGAGTTGGATCTAATCAACAAACATCTCCTGGAAATGAAATTGGAGTTGCTAGAGTATATGACTTTAAATTAGAGTCTGGGTCATATGATGCTGCAAATGGAAATGTTAATGAATGGAATCTTGCACTATATGATGTTCAAACTAATGTAGAGATTGCTGTAAACCAGTCAACAACACTTTCTGTTCCTACATTTGTAAAAGGTGCAAATAGTGGTGCAACTGGATTCTTAAGACATGCAGTTTCTGCGGGAACTGCAGTTACTGTTTATGAAACTGAAGGATCTTTTGTTCCTTTTGAGAAACTTATCTTTAACGGTATTGAAGGTGGTAGAGTTGCTATTGCCATCACGGAACATGGTATTGCTGACGTTAAATCTGTCTATGGAATGGATGGATATGATGGAACTTCTACAACCGTTGGCATCAATACATTTAGTGCCGACGTAATTCAATCCACTAAGTTTAGTGCAGGTATTGCCACTGTTAGTGCTCTGTCTGGTGGAATTAGCACTATTACTGCTAAAAAGACTGCTTTCCCTGGAACTCTTGTAAAAGAGAATGATCTGATTGAATATACTGATACTACAGCAGGACTGAGAAATGATCCTATTGTTGCAAGAGTTGTAGGTGTCGCAACAACAACTATCACTGTAGCTGCAGTAGAAGATGTTGTTGGTGTTGCTAGTGCATTTTTACCAGCAGCAACTTTAGACGTAACAGATTTAAAAGTTCTTAAGACAGACCTTGCATCTATTTCTGATTCGTCTTTATACACACCTTTAGCAAAAAGAAATGTTTCTAATGTTGATATTTCAGAAGCGACATTAGTAATCAGAAAAACTTTTAGCGTTGATATTGCTAGTAATCAACTATCTTCGCAAGTAGTAGCAGGAACTAACGAAACATTCTTGCAATTTGATGAGGAAAGATATTTGTTAACAAGATCAGATGGATCTACAGAAGTTCTTACTGCAGATAAGTTTGATATTGGCGCTGACGGCAAAACCTTACAAATCCGCAATTTAAGTACAGATGATACTGGTGCGACTTTAGTTGCTACTCTGAATAAGACCAGTCCAAAAGCAAAAGTTAAGATCAAGAATAGAGTTAACTCTATTATCGTTGACAAATCTAAATTGGCAGGATCTGGTATTGGATCCACGACTTTAAATAATGGACTTACTTCTGGAAACTATCCATTTGGAACCAGAGTTGAAGATGAAATTGTTTCTTTAAACTTCCCAGATATTATTGAAATTCATGGAATCTATGAATCTGCAGACACTTCTGCAGCTTCTGCTCCAAACATGACTCTACAGTCAATTAATAGTGCATCAACAACCACGACGGAACTATTGATTGGTGAGCAAATCGTTGGTCAAACTAGCGGTGCAAGAGCAATTGTATCCGAAAAACTTAATGACTCTACAATTACCTTTATTAGAAAAACAGAAACTGTTTTTGTTGAGGGAGAAACTATAGAGGCACAAGAGTCAAATATTGGTGCAATAATCTCCAGTATTGGAACTCCGAGTTTTAACATTTCTGCAAATTATAAATTTAAAACTGGTCAGGAAGAAACATTCTATGATCATGGTCGCCTTAAAAGAAAAAAAGAAAAATCATCTCCTGCAAAACAACTAAAAATATATTTCTCTAGTGCATTTTTTGATTCTACTGATACTGGAGATGTAGTAACAGTAAATTCGTATAATAATTTTGATTATGCTGATGAAATTAGAGTTGTAGAAGCCTATAGAAACTCAGACATTATTGATATTAGACCTAGAGTTGCTGAATATACAGTAGATGTTGATGTGAGATCTCCGCTTGAATTCTTTGGAAGATCTTTTAACACATCTGGTCAGACTGCTGCAAATACTTTGGCATCTGATGAATCTATTATTCTGGACTATTCATACTATCAAGGAAGAATTGATAGAGTGTATTTGTCCAAGGATGGTAGATTCCAAATCATTTATGGAACTCCATCAGATGATCCACAAAGACCAGAACCAATTGATGATGCAATTGAACTTTGTACAGTAAGTTTACCACCATATCTCTATGCTCCATCAGATGCAAAACTTGCATTCTTGGATTATAAGAGATATCAAATGAAAGATATCAAGAAACTTGAGGATAGAATTAAGAGTCTTGAATACTACACTACATTATCACTTTTAGAAAAAGAAACTGCAAACTTCTTTGTTCCTGATGCAGAAGGACTGAATAGATTCAAGTCGGGATTCTTCGTAGATAATTTTAATGATTTCTCTGCACAAGAAGATAGAATCGATATTAATAATGCTATTGATAGAAAGTATAATGAATTAAGACCAAGACATTATACTAACGCCGTAGATATGATCTTTGGGCCAGTGGTTGACACTGATGCATCAGATGATGTCAACTTTGCTGCTATTGAAGGTAATAATGTAAGAAAAGAGAATGATGTTTTAACTCTTGATTATTCGGAAGTTGAATACATATCTCAAACTTTTGCAACTAGAACTGAAAGCGTTACTCCTTTCTTAATCAGTTTCTGGAATGGAACTCTTGAACTTACTCCAGCATCCGATAACTGGGTTGATACCGCAAGACTTCAAGCTAAAATTATTGATGTCGAAGGTGATTATGCATCTACATTTAATAGACTTGCAGATAATGGGACTATTGATCCACAAACAGGATTTGGTCCTATGGTTTGGGATTCTTGGGAAACCAACTGGACAGGTGTTGAAGTTGTGGATGCAACTAGAACAAGAGTTATTAATAATGGGCCTAATGTTATTCATCAAGGTGAAAGCTGGAGACCAGGAACAAGAACAGAAGTTAGAACGGTTACTGACCAGGTTATTGAAGAACAACTCAGAACAACCAGAGAGTTTGGAACTGTTTCTAGAAGTGGTGTTAGAACCATCGTAACAGAACAGTTTGATCAGGAGTCTGTTGGAGATAGAACTGTTAGTAGAGATCTTATTCCATTCATGAGATCTAGAAACGTTGAATTTGTTGCTAAGAAAGTCAAACCACTTACTAGACTTTATGCTTTCTTTGATGGTGTTGATATTTCTAAGTATTGCGTACCAAAACTGTTAGAAATTACTATGTTCTCTGGAACTTTCCAGGTTGGAGAAACAGTTAGTGGTACTAGTGGAGTAATTGCTGGACTTATTGATCAATTCCGTCCAGACGCACAACCAGCTATAAAATTTAGAGTTGCACAATCTAATCATAGAGAAGGTCCATATGATTCCCCAACTAAAACATATCCACAAAATCCATATTCCAATATTGATCTAGCATCGACATATTCTTCTACTGCCACGATTTTGAATGTTGATACGGCATCACTTTCGTCAGAAGTAAGAGGAGACTTCTTTGGATATACTGAAGCAGGAATGACTCTTGTAGGGGAAACAAGTGGAGCATTCGCACAAGTAACTAATGTAAGACTTGTTTCAGATCTTTCCTCG